CAATCTATTTTATATAATTCATATAAAATATGGCGTGAAAATATGCTTCTAGAAAATGCTTTACTACTTAATAGAATTACTAAATCTGCATTATTAAGAATTGTAGAAGTTGAAGTTGCAGATATGCCTAAAGATAAGGTAAGAGAAAGATTACAGAGAATAAAATCTTTAGTTGAGCAGAAAGCATCTATAAATACTGGTAATATGATGTCTGAATATGTAAATCCAGGTCCGATGGAAAATACAGTTTATGTTCCTACTAAGGGTGGTGTTGGTGCTATCAATACTCAGCAAATTGGTGGGGATGTTAACATAAGAGATATTGCAGATATTGATTATTTTAAAAATAAACTATTTGCTGGATTAAAAGTTCCTAAACAGTATTTTGGCGAAACAGATGATAGCACTGGGTTTAATGGTGGTACATCACTATCAATTATATCATCAAGATACGCAAAAACTGTTAAACGAATACAAGCTACTATGATACAAATGCTGACAGACGCTATCAATATTTTATTAATAGACAGAGGCTTAGATTCGTATGTAAATAAATTCAGTTTAAAGATGCAACCTCCAGTTACACAAGAAGAACTTGATAAGAGGGATAGTTTATCATCAGAGATTGCTCTTACAGATGATGTGATGCGTATGCTTGATGGTGTAGAAGATCCAATTATCAAACTTAAGATGGTGAAGTCATTACTATCAAATGTAATTTCTAATCAAGAAGTCATTGGCTTAATACAAGAGCAAATAGATAATCTTGAGAGAGAAGCTACAGAACAAGCAGAAGCTGGTGATGATATGGATTCTGATGATGGTATGTTTGATGATTTAGGGCTAAATGATACTGGTGGTGGCTTTGGTGGAGACGATGACTTAGGCAGTTTATTTGGGGATTCTGGTTCTGATACTGGTATGGATGATCTATCAGATTTTGATACTGGTGGAGAAGATACTCTCCCTACACCTGCTGAAGCCGGTGGCGGTTTAGATTTTACAGATGAGATTTAAAGAGGTAAATAATGGCTAATTGGAAATATACTTTAAAAAATAGTTCTTTATTAAGAAATGCAATTAGAAATGAAGATCCTAAAGCAGTATTAGATGCATTAGAAAGAATATGGATAGAAATTTATTCACATTTTGATAATGAAGATATTTATAGTAATGCTGAACTTGAAGATGATTTAGAAAATATAAATAATGAAAGAGATAATCTAGATTATTATGAAGAATATGATATGACATATGATGATGTTATTGATAATATAGATTATTTATGTAATAAACTTTACGATTTTTGTGATGCTGAAAGAATTTGGATAGAAATATAAGGGAGATATAAATGGCAGCAGTTCCTGGCACTGTAATAACTTTTACAGATGAAGAAAATAAAACATGGGCAGCTACTGTAATTAATACTTTTACTAATGATGATAATGAGGATATGGTTACATTATCTGTATTTGGTAAAGGTAGCACAGTAGTTATGAAAGATTCTGAATTAGATTCTGGAAATGATGGCTAATGAACAGAATAATAGAAAGTTTAGAAAGAATGTGTGAAGATACAACTACAGTATCTAATTTATCTCCAGAAATAGAGGCTTTTATCAATATGGATTCAAATATTGGTTATACTGATCAATATAGAATTATTAAATCTGCAGGAGATATATTTTTTAAAGAATTACAAGATATTAAATCTAAGGAAAACGATTGGGATTACTTAGATGATATTTATAGTATGAAAAGAAATTTTTATAAAAAATATATTGATTTTGCTAAAAAGTGTAAAGAAATGTCTAGTATAAAAGGTATTACTGGATATGGTAGTAATGATTTTCTTAGAATAAAAATTATGGAATTATGCAGAGCAGTAGATAATAAATTTCCGTATGGTTGGAGATAATAGAGGTAGAAAATGAGCAGAATAGAAGAAAGTTTATATAGAGTTAGTGGAATTAAGTTAAATGAATCCAATTTAGAAATAAATTCTGATGCTAAATTTAGAGAATTTTTACATGGTATACATGGCAATGATACTGATACAGTACCATATAGAAAAAATGGCTGGTGGTATTACCAATTTAAAGACCCAAACGGTGATATAAATACATTTTTTTGTCACGCGTATAGTGATGATGAAGCATATGATGCATCATATAATAAAAAGTTTTTAGCAGATAAGTTACCAAAAGATCATGCTAGAGGTTATTTTACATCTGTTCAAGAATTAATATCAGCTTATAACAAAAAAGTGCAAACAAAAAATATTAAAAATGAAGGCAATTTAGCATCTCAATTAGATATGGAAGAACGAAATACTAATATGTATGGTATTCATGGTGATTACGCTAGATATACTATGTCATATGGAAATGGTTTTAAATATGATAATTTATTTGATTATGATAAACAACTTACAAGTTATACTAAAAAATTAAATAAGAAATTTAATTTTATACCTAATGGTAATGTAAATAAAATTTGGAGATACAAAAATGATCCAAAGATTTTATTAGTAAGTTTAACTAAATATCATATATTAACTACTGAAGAAAGATTTTTATCAGATTTGTCTAAAATAAATAGTAATAGAAATTTATAATAATAGTTATCATTTGGTTATACCAAGGAGAAAAATAAATGTTTACGAAGACTGATTGTTTAAGTTTATTATTTGAATTAAGAGAAAAGGGTGTAGATGTAGATAAAGATATAAAGTATCTTTTAGTTCATAGCGAGCCAACTCTAGATATTATTAGAACAATAAATAATAATATGGAGTTGAGTATCCGAGCATTTTATGAAAAATTACGAAAAAGTTATAACAATAATAAAAGTAAGTTATATATAAATATTGTAAAAGAGAATAATTTAGAACCTAAAGAAGTATTATGTACTCTTGCAAGTCTTCAATTACAGATATTATTATTTAACAAAACTTTGGATGATCCTTCATTTCTGAGAACTGCAAGATTTAATGAGATTTGTGATTGTTTGAAAGCATATTACATCTCTGGTGATATTATTCCAAGTCAAAAGTTATTAGAGCTATTTAAAGCGGATTTAAAATTTTTAGAGGAAACTTATAATGAATAAAATAGTAGAAAGCTTATATAGAGTAAATGGTCTTGAGCTTAATGAGTCAAATTTAGATAAGTCAACATCTATTACAAGTAGAATTGGTAACACAATAGAAAAATATCTACCAGGATATGATGTAATTTATAGTGATAATGCTATTAAAGTATCTAATGGTGTTAATACAGAAACATTTATAATAAAAGCTGAGCAAGTAACAAAATACACATTAACATCGCCTACATATGGAGATGATTTTACTAGTGTAAAAGAAATTTATAAACCTAAAGAATTTGTAGATGTTTGTGTAGGAAAAATAGTAGAATATTTAAAAGATTAAACAGATGATGAGGGTATATAAATGTCAAGAATAGAAGAAAGTCTATATAGAATAAGTGGTGCTAGGTTAAACGAATCAAAAATTACCACTACAGTGTTTAAAGATTTAATACCAAAATTACAAAGTAAGTTTGGTGATAATTTTAATGAAGAACCAATATGTTCTGAAGTATGTGAATATCTTTATAATGAATATCCACAAGTTTGTCCATATACTGAATGTTCTGTATTTATAAAAGATGGTACTGATTTTATTCCGATTTCTTCTAGCCATAATGTAACAGTAACTCGTGATTTTGGCGTATTAGATTTTACTAATCAACAATATAATAATCATGAAGAATATGGCAATAATACAGATTGTCCTAGAGTTTTTAAGCATGTAAAAGATAATATATATGCAAATGGCAATATGGTGCTTATTTTAAAATAAGATTTTCATAATATAATAAAATAAATTTATGCTAAATTACTATATTATGTATGAATGTAATTGGTATAATTAAGATATTATATTCGCTAATGAAAACTAAAGGTGGTGATTAAATTTGGCGACTGTTCATGTAAAACAGTTAAATAGAAGTCAATATTTGACTAATATAGAATATGAAGAAGCACAACACGCTCAATTTGAAGCAGCTTTTAAGAAATTTAAAAAAGATGTGATAAAAGAAGGTATTCTTAAAGACTATAGAGATAGAATGTATTATGTTTCTAAGTCTGAAAAAGAGAAAGCCAAAAAGAAAGCTGGGCGTAGAAAACAATTAAAACAAATGTATAAAGATAGACGTCTTGAAGATTATTACGATATTTAAGTAACAATAAAATAGTATAGGTAATTATAATGTTAGAATCTTTAAATACCGATGTATTTGAATATGAAAAATTAAAACCAGAAGAAATGCAGCGTAGAGGCATTTTAGGTAGGTTAGTTGGTATTATGGCTGATACAGTTAATCCTACTAGAAATGGTAGAAGTTATTCTAGTGAGTTATGGGAAAATGTATTTAATAATCCTATAATGAAAGAAAGAATTGAGAATAATTGTTGCTTTGGTGAACTTGGTCATCCATCAGATAGAGAAGAAACTGACATGACTAAGATTGCTATCTGTATGGATGGACTTCCTAAGAAAGATAAAGACGGAAAACTCAGAGCGGTATTTAATATTTTAGATACACCTAATGGCAGAATATTAAAATCGTTATGTGATTATGGTTGTAATATTGGAATTAGCTCTAGAGGCTCTGGTGATTTAATTACAGATTTTGATGGTAATGAGTCTGTGGATCCTGACACATATAATTGTGAAGGTTGGGATGCAGTAATTATTCCTGCTGTTAAAGAGGCAAGACTTACCTATGTAACAGAGGCTTTAGAAAAGAAGAGATATAATAAATCATTAAGAGATAAGTTACAAGAAGCCATAAATAAAGAAACAGAAGATAATAAAAAGGTTATGACAGAATCTTTATCTTGTTTAGGAATTCGTCTTAATGAGGATTCATCTGATATTGATATAGAAGATAAAGAGATGCCAGATTCCAATACATCGGAACCTAAAGCTATTGAAAAAGAAGAATCTTCTAAAAAGACTATTGATAAAGAACCTTCAGAAGAGAATAATGAAAATGATTTCTTTTATAAAGGTGTAGAAATTATAAAAGATCCAAACAGTGATAAATTTGTTTGTGAAATAGAAGGTGATAGTTATTCCTTTAATTCAATAAAGAACGCTAAAATATGGGTGGATATTAATGGGGGTAAATCCATAACAAAATCCACAGATATTAAGTCTCTTCCTAATGCTACACAACGAGATATTGAGAATACATTATCAAAAGTATTATCTTCAGATAGTGAAGTTCAGAAGGCTATGCATGGCAAACTATCCGATTTAGATAGTTTAATAGATGTAAATAAGTATCTTACTGAAGAACAGGTCGGCAGAGATGAAGTCAAAGATGATAAAAACATTGATGATGTATTAAAACCAGAAACGGAAGAAGATAAAGAATCTAAAGAGAATAAAGATTCTGAAGAAAATAAAGATAAGAAAGTTACTGTAACTATTACTGAAAGTATTGATTGGACCGAGTTAAATAGTACAGAACAATTTGCTGCTGATTCTGCATTATCATATATCAAGGATAATCTTTTAGGATTAAATGAAATTGATAGAAATGATGAGATAGAATTAGCAGTACGTGAGGCTGTTAGTATGTATAATGAAGCCAATGCGTTTGATGAATATTCTGATGAAGATTTTTATGAGGAAGAAGCAGAATATTCAAAAGTATTAAAATATGTACTTCAGCAATTAGGGCTAGATGAAGAGTCTAATTTAACTGAATCCTATGATAATGTAACTATAGGATTATATGGTGGTGATGACGCCTTTAGTGATTCATCAGATTTTTATACATTTATAGATAAATGTAAGAAATCAGGATTAATAATTTTAGATAATTCTTATGATGAATATGGTAATTGGGAATTAGAACTTTCTGGAAGTGGAGAAATTATATATAAATTATCCAGAGATATTCCTGGTTATAATAATATGAATTTAAGTCCTAATGAATGGATAGATGAATATAGATTAGATGAATCTTTACAAGAAGATTTATCAGTTTATCCTATAGAATATACTTATGATAAAGAAAATGATAGGTCATCAGAAGTATTTAAAGGACATATAAATGTAAAGGCACATTCAGAAAAAGAAGCCTTAGAAAAAGCTAAACAATATGTAAGCTCAACTGAATTTAGTAATAAACATAATTGGATTAGTAATCCAAGATATTTTGAAATAACAAATACTAAATATACCAATGTAGATTTAGTAGAAGATATAGATGATATTAATGCGGCTCGTATGCAATTGTGTCAATTATTAGATGATTGGTACAAAGATAATATTGCTAATGAGCGTGCAGAAGATGTTAAGTTGTCTGGTTGGGACGCAGATTTACAGAATAAATATTTAGATTTTAGAAATTATTTAGCCCCTGATTTAATTCAGGATAAAGAAGATTTTAGTTTTGATGTCGATAATATCGAGTCTGAGATAGATAGTCTTCATGAGATGCTAAAGCATAATAAAACTTTGGAAAAGCAGATAATCGAACTCAATGAGAAATTATCAGTTAGCCATGCTATGGAAAAATCGCTTAAATCTGAGTTGAGAGAATCTAAAGAAAAGATCTCAAAGTTATCCAAAATTTCTAAAGAAAATAAAGTTTTAACCGAACAATTAACAGCAGCAAAAGATTCAACTGCTAAATTAAATGAATCAAAACAAAACTATATTTCTAAAATTAAATCTTTACAAGAACAATTAAGTACTATAAATAAAGAAAAATTATCTCAAACTACAGAATTAGATTCATTGAGAGAAGATTATGAATTATTAAATAGAGACTTAATTCAAACAAAAGAACAGTTTTCAAAGAAATTTGAAAAGCAGAACAATCTTTTAGAGAAATATCAAAAAATTACAAAGAATGCAGTTGATAGATATATCAATATGCAAGCAACTAATCTTGGTGTTAAACCAATAGAGATTAAAAATAAATTATCTGAGAGTTTTACTTTCAATGAAATTGATGCTGTATGTGAAGATTTAAGAAAGTATAAGTTAAATGTTAGTAGACTTCCATTTAATACATCAACTAAACTAAATGAAAATATTAGTATAACTGCAAATAATGTAGATAGAAATTCACTAATACCAAGAAATGAAGTTGATGAATTATCTGACTATGATTTAAAGTTAATGGAAGCGTATTTATAAAATAATTAGTATAAAGGAAATAAATATATAATGGCTAATCTTTTATTAGAGAAATATGCTAAGAGAATTAACTTAGCGGAGAGTGTTTATAGAAAAAGACACAATGGCGAAGGTATGGATTCACTTCGCAAAGTAACTGTTGCAAAATGCTTAGACAACGTAAATAAATTCCTCAATGAGGCTTTTGAGTCTTCAATGGGAACACAGAGAAGTGCTATGGGAGATAAACTATTTATTGTTTCCCTGGCATAGTGATATGCTAGATTTATTTACAAATTAATAGATGATTGATATAATTTATATATCAATATAGGACAGGGAGTAGCTACCTTTTTACTTACCTTCAATAAGTAAATTACTATATTGATAATTATTAAAATAATTTTGAAGGGGTTATATTTAATGTATGGTTATATCTATAAAACCACAGATTTAGAAACTGGTAAGATTTATGTTGGACAGCATAAATCTGAATCATTTGATTCTAAATATTATGGCTCAGGGATAATTATTTCAAAACTTATTAAAAAATATGGGTCTGATAGGTTTAAATGTGAATTATTAGAAAGCTGTAATACATTAGAAGAATTAAATAAAAGAGAAATTTATTGGATAGATAAATTAAATTGTTTAGATAATAACACAGGCTATAATATAGCTTCTGGAGGAGCTTTTGGTGATAGTGGATTCCATTTGGGGATGGAAGGTAAAACACAATCAGAAAAGCAAAAAGAAGCTGCTAGGGAATATCAATTAAATAATCCAAAAACACAGCAGATGAAAGATAAAATGTCTGTTGCTATGAAGGGGAATACTAATGCTTCTAAAGGAAAGGGTATGGTATTTGTTCATTTTGGTTATGATATTCAAACAAGAGTACATAAAGATAAAATTCCATATTATTTAGACCAAGGTTGGGAATGTGGAAAATGTCAAAGAGTTATTGATAATCAAAGAAAAGCTTTTAAAGAAAAATACACAAACGGTACTTATATAACCGATGGGATAGTATCTAAACATGTTTCTAATAGTGAGTTAAATGACTATTTAAATAAAGGTTGGAAAATAGGTAAAGGTCCAGCTAATTATATAAATAGAAAATCTAGAAGTAAATAAATAATCAACTCCGTGAATTGCTGGAAAGTCTTATATATAGATAAGATAATCAGCAGCCAAGTCTTTCAGAAGAAAGAAAGGTTCAACGACTATCGAAAGGGTAGCTTAGAAGAAAAATCTAAGTGAGTAACCAAGTAGAGTAGAACTTAAGTAAGTTCGAAGTGCGGAGCAACTTATAAAGGTTTAAACAATATAAGTTGAAGATATAGTCTGAACTATATGGTAACATATAGAAGATAAATGGTAACGATTTATCTGTAACATAATTGTATAAAAAGTTTTGTATAGCTCTTACAACTGTTGGTCTTCCAAATCTTATTGCTTTTGATCTCGTATCAGTAAGCCCAATGAGCTCAATGTATGGTAATGTAGCCTATTAATTCAAGTAGCATTATATAGAGATATATAATGAAAACCTCGTGAATTGCTGGAAAACCTTATTAAATGCTCTTGTTTAATAAGACAATCAGCAGCCAAGATTTTTATTATAAAAGTTTTCATTTCCTTTACTTTATGTTATAATAAAAATAAGGTTCAACGACTATCGAAAACAGATTTATAAAAGAAATATTTATAATGGTAAGTGAGTAGAGTACTTTTAATATATAAATATTGAGAGGAAGCGCGAGGGTTCCTATAAACGGTAACAGAATATAGGAATATGATATAGTCTGAACTCTATAGTGATATAGAGAGTTTAGTAATAAATAATACTAAGATTAACACATTTGATTGAATACGTTAAGGGAACTAATAAGGGTGAGTCAAGTGAAGGCGATATGGTTAACAGCGTATGGGAGCTCGGTACTCCTGATGTTAACTATACTGGTCAGGCTGTTGTTGAACCGGTTGAGTCTTTCACTTCTGGTACTACTGCGGTTGCTTTCAAGCAGGGTGCTGCTCACGTAAGATTACTTGACACTAATGGTGCTCAGGTTGACGATGCTGATGGTGAACATCCGGCTACAATCAACGCTGATACAGGCGTTATTACTCAGACTTCTTTTAAATCTGGTAAGAGTGCTTCTGATGTTAAGAAGATTGCTTACACATATGACAATGTTATTATTCCGCAGGATAAACTTCCGACATTAAAGGCTGAGTTAAAGAACATTGGTCTTGAAGCTAAGGCTCGCAGAATTGCTGTGTTCTATTCACAGATGGCTGCTTTCCAGGCTTAAATTTGTTTAGGTCCTCTAATAAGTGATTATTAGATGAAAATCCACTTAATTGCTGGAAACCCCTAAGAGCTTTTCATACTACAAAGTAATCTGTAAAGATAAGCTTGAATGTTTAAAAAATGAAAAGATTGGGCAATCAGCAGCTAAGATTCTTATTAAAAGTTTTTATTTCCTTTTACTTTAAAATAAGAATAAAGTTCAACGACTATCCCAGTGGTGGGAGTAGAAATCAAGTGATTTCGAAAGAGTGGACATCTACTTAAGTAGATGAAAATATAGTCTATTCTCATATGAAAGTATGAGGTTGTAAATTTTATGAAAATATTAAAAGAAGAAAATATAGCACATAATAGAATTAATATTGATAAAGATGAACTTTATGATTTATATATTAATCAAGAATTAACTTCTAAAGAAATAGCTAATATTTATAATTGTTCATCTAAAACCATCAGAAATTGGTTATATAGATATAGCATACCAGTAAGATCGATGGGGGATTCAGTTAAATTAGAAAGATCTAAGTGGTCTGATGAAAAAGAATTACAAAGATCTAAAAATGTGCATAATTCATGGGCTAATAAAACCCCTGAAGAATTAAAAATTATTCAGGATAAGAAATTAAGAAGTGGTAAAATAAATTCCCCAGAAGCTATTAGAAAGGCTCATGAAACACGATTAAAAAATGGTACAAGTAATATATCAAAATCTGAAATGGCTTTTTATAATAAATTATTATTAATGGGATTTTCAGAAGATGATATTATACATACTTATTTAAATGATAGTAGATACCCTTTCAATTGTGATTTTTATATAAAATCTAAAGATTTATTTATTGAATACCAGGGTCATCAAACACATTATATAGAACCGTTTAATAAAAATAACCCAAAGCATATAGAACTAGCTAATTATTATAAGGATAAAGGGTATGATATGAGTACTTGGGCAAAAAGAGATCCTTATAAATTACAAACGGCTATTAAAAATAAAATAAATCTTCTTTTAGTATACCCTAAACATAAAACTTATCTTGTAAAAGATGGGAAAATTACAACTATCAATATTAACGACATTGATAAAATATAAAAGAAAACAGATTATGGTTTCGATCTTGCTGATGGTCTTGCAGAGCAGGCTGTTGCTCAGTTATCATATGAAATTGATACTGAGATTTGTGATATGTTAATTGATGCTGCTGATGAGTATGCTGCAGTGCATGCAACTGGTGTTGCTGATTTCAGTAAGACTCTTCCTGTTGGCGTTAACAAATTTAAGTTAGCCGCTTAAATAGCGCATTTGGTATAGTAATATACCTCAATCACCTCGTGAATTCAGGGGAACTCCCAATGGGACAATCCTGAGCCTCTTAATTTTTTAATATTTTATTTAAGGGGTGCAACGACTATCGAAAGACATACTTAAGAGAAAGACTTAAGATTATGAATCAAGTAGAGTAAGACTCAAATGAGTTTGAAGTACGAGGCTCCTATTTATGGTAATAGTAAATAGGATGAAGATATAGTCTGAACTTTATGGTAACATAAAGATAATTAATTGACAATTTAATATTTACAAAATTATTACATATATAATAT